GAAAAGAGATACCAGTACAGGAGAAGCCTTTATGCAGACGGAGTGTATCTGAAAGAACTGTTGATTTATGTGAAAGCAGAGGATTTTGGCCCGCTGCCCGGAGTCGGAAAAGCAATAACTTTCGATAAAAAGTCCTATATCGTGTCGGATGCAATCAATGAATGCGGTATCTACTCGTTGAGCCTGGAGGCGAATAAAACATGATCCATTATCATGTAGAGATGCAGGGGCTGACGGAGATTGAATCAGCCCTTGGAGTGGCAAAGGATAAATCCAAAATGGTTCTTCGGTCGGCAATCAATAATGCGGCCAAACAGACGGAAGACCGGATGGTTACGGAAGCCAAGACAAGATATCGTTACAAAAGGGCAACGAAAGGCGATATCAGGGAAGCTAATGAGATCAAGAAGGCCAGAACCAGTAACATGGAAGCCGTGATAAAGGCTACTGGTGCAACAAATGAACTGCTGGATTTCCGGGTTAAGCCGAGCACTTATTTCCCGGGAGGCGTAGGCGCTCCAAGAATGGTATATGCAAAGACTTTGAAAGACAGCAGCTTTAAGCCGGTTGTTTTAAAACCAGGTGCTACCGGGGATAAATACAAAGGCTTCGTAATTCAATATCAGAACGGACATAGAGCACTTGCGCAGCGTGTACCCGGGAAGAAAATGAAATCGAAACCTTGGAAGGAAGCAGTCAAATCACTATTATCTCTTTCCACCCCGAAAATGGAAGAGAAGGTATATGATGAAAAGATCTCCAGTGATATGTATGATGTTTTGCAGAAAAACATTCAGGAACAGATACTGCGGTATATGAGGTAGGAGGCAGACAGTGACACCAATAAATTTGCAGGATGATCTTGTAGAAGAGCTCGGACAGTTGTTCGAGCCATTTTTATATAAAGTGCCATTAGATCTTGCGGATATAGAGGATGATATGGAAGAGAAGTCTGAAGCCGAAAGAGAACCCAAAAGAGTCCCTCTTAACATATATTCTCAGGCATTACCTGTTCAGCAGTCAGATGAAGATATTGAGCCGGTTCCGTACATTATCGTAAGGTTGAACAGCGGCAGTGATCCTGGAGGTAGGGAAAGCTTCAATACTGTAAAAGTAGTGCTGGTAATTGGAATATGGGACGATGACCGGGACAATCAGGGACATCGGGACGTTCTGAATATCATTGATAAAATATACGCCCGTTTCAGTAAAGATCCATGCTTGAAAAACCGGGCGGTATATACCGGTGAGTTTGACTGGGTATTACAGGAGGATGGATATTTTCCATACCATTTTGGAGCCTGTAGTATGGAGTTTCATATAGCGGCAATAAGAAGGGAGGATCCGCTCGCATGAGTAATAAAAAGGAAATTTCAGCGCCGGAAGTAAGAGATGATCTGGCACCGGAAGTAGGAAGTGATGCAGCTGCAGAAGGAAAACAGAAAAGCCGTGAGGCGGTAATGTATCTCGGTCCTACTATTGTAGGAGTAATCAGACATTCCACGGTATTTAAAGAGGGCGTTCTGCCTGAAAAGGTGCAGGGATGTGTAAAACAGCTTCCTATGATGGAGAGACTGTTCGTTCCCATCGGGGATATCCCGGAAGCAGTAAAAGAAATCAACAAGAACCAGAGCGTACTTCGAACAATCTACGTTCAGGTTACAAACAATTTTGTATAAGGAGGATAAGCAAATGGCTTATATGCATGGAGTCAGGGTTCAGGAGAACCCTACGAATGTCCCTACACCGGTATCCAACGATGCTGGGGTACCGGTTATTTTTGGCACCGCGCCTGTAAATCTGGCATCCGATCCGGCGGAAGCAGTAAATAAATTATTTCTGTGTAATACTTTTGCGGAGGCAAAGGCAGCAGTCGGATATTCCGATGACTATGAGAACTATACGCTGTGTCAGGCTATGGATGCATTTTTCAAAGCATTCGGTGTAGGTCCCATTGTTATCTGCAATGTTCTGGATCCCGAGGTACATAAAAAAGATTACAGCGAGACACTGAACGTAGTGGATGGACAGGCAGTTTCCGAGGAAAAAGGTGTACTGTTGGATAGCATTACTATCGACACATTAACTGCTGGTACGGATTATACAGCCGCATTTAATGATGACGGTTGTCTCGTAATTACTGTTATCAAAGAATCGACCAACTCTGTCAAGGTTACCGGAAAAAAGATCGATGCGTCTATGGTTACTGAGGCTGACATTATCGGTGCCTATGATTCCGCTACTGGTGCAGAAACCGGAATGGAGCTGGTTCGCAAGGTGTATCCCACTTTCGGAGTGGTACCAGGCTTGCTGCTTGCCCCCGGCTGGTCTCATAAGCCCAGTGTTGGGCTTGCTTTGGCTGAAAAATGTAAGGATATTAACGGATTGTTCAAGTGCGAGTGTGTCGTTGATATCGATACCAACAGAGCAGCAAAGTATACGGATGCTGCAAAGATCAAGGAGGAAAGCGGTTATGCATCCGAGCACATGATCGCGCTGTGGCCGAAGGTTAAATATGCCGGGAAAGTTATGTATTATTCTGCTATCTATGCGGCCATGACAGCCTATACGGATTACAACAATGACAGCGTGCCTAATCTGTCTCCTTCCAATCATGCACTTAAGATCAGTGCTACCGTAGTGGAGAACGGGACCGAGATCAATCTCGACATCAATCAGGCAAATGAGTTGAACAGGGAAGGCATTGTTACTGCGCTGAATCTGAATGGGTATAAGGCATGGGGAAACAACATGGCGGCATATCCCAATGTCACAGATCCCAAAGATCGGTGGATCCCTTGCCGCAGATTCTTTTCCTGGTGGGGCAATAGCTTTATCACCACTTACATGACGAAGGTTGATAACCCTGCAAATTACCGTCTGATCGAATCTATTGTAGATTCGGAGAATGTAAGAGGAAACAGTTTGGTATCTCAGGGCAAATGTGCCGGTATCAAGATGGTGTACAGCAAGGATGATAACCCTATCGGAAATGTAATCGATGGAAAGATCGTGTTCCGACAGTACCTCGCACCGTATACACCGGCAGAGGATATTCTCAATGTGCTGGAGTTTGATCCGGACATGATTGAAGCTGCATTAGGAGGTGAATAAAGATGGGAAATATTGCAAACGTACCTGAAATCATTAATAACTACAATGCATATACCAATGGCAATAAGCTGATCGGTGTAACCGGAGAGATGGAACTGCCCTCATTCGATGCTATCACCGAAGAGGTTTCCGGAGCCGGTGTTCTGGGAACCTACGAAACGAGCACCCCGGGTAACTATTCTTCCCTGACACAGGATGTTGTGTTCAGAATTCTGGATGAAGATATTTTCAGCATTATGAATCCCAATGAACTGGTAGATCTGACTTTCCGAGCATCAGCGCAGAGCACCGTTAAGTCTACCGGAGCGTTAGATTATAAGAGTATGAGAATCGTGGAGAGAGGTCGGTTAAAGAGCTTTACTCCTGGAAAATTATCTCTTGGAAAAACTATGGATGCCAAAGTGACTTTGGAAGTGCTTTATATCCTCATTGAAGTGGATGGGGAGACGAAGCTGGAGTATGACAAGCTTAATTCTGTGTTTGTGGTTAATGGTAAGGATCTCTTGGAGAAAGTGAGGGCTTATAGCTGATGAGCGATAAAGAGAAGGAAATGGAAACTGTAACAGCAGCCGCTGAAAACGAAGAGGAAAGCATGGTTATTGTGTTCAAAAAACCTTATGTATTTGAACACGAAGAATATACGGAAATTGATCTTTCCTGTCTGGAAGACATTCAGGCTTCCGACATGATCGCAGTAAACAAGATTATGAAGAGAACTTCCCCCGGCATTGATGTGATGCCTGAAGTATCTATGGAGTATGCTTGCAACATTGCGGCAAGGGCAACAAAGAAACCCGTGGAATTCTTCCTGCAGCTTCGTCCGAAAGATGCTATCAAGGTAAAAAACAGAGTTCTGGGTTTTTTCTTCGGATCGGAATAAGACCAGATGATGTTCCAAGGCTAAGAAAAGCAATTATTCAGTTATCAATGACAACACAGGCAGGGATAGATTACCTCTATTCGCTGCCTGTTTCTGAATTACTGGATTTGATGAAGGAGGTGACGGAGGTTGTCAACGAAAGGAAAAGAGTATCAGCTGGCAATAAGAATAGCGGGTATCGTTGATAAGTCGTTTTCTGCCAGTCTTGCATCCACGAAAGGTGGTCTGGCTCAGATTCAGACTACAATTAATGCGATAGACAGTGATTTTGTGAAACTCGATAAGGGATTTGATGGAATTGTGAGGACTGGTGAGAAGTGCTTCTCAGCTATTGCTTCTGCAGCAGGTGTGGCGTCTATGGCTGTTGCTGCGGCAACCGCCGCATCAGTTTATGAAGGAAGTCAGTTCGAGTCAGCATTCGCAGGCGTCAAAAAAACCGTTGATGCAACAGCGGAAGAATATGCTGCACTTCGTCAGAACATTCTGGATATGACACGAGAAATTCCGTCCAGTGCTTCAGACATTGCCGGAGTCATGGAGATCGCCGGACAGCTGGGAATTGCTACAGAGAGTTTAACGGAATTTACGGAGACAATGATCAACCTTGGTGTATCCACAAACCTGTCTGCGGAAGAAGCTGCTACCAACCTTGCAAAATTTGCGAACATTGTGAATATGGCAGATTACGGAACGGATGGAATCAGCAACTGGGAACGTCTGGGATCCGTTGTTGTTGATCTCGGTAATAATTTTGCGACAACCGAGGCTGATATCGTTGAGATGGCTACAAGACTGGCATCGACGGGATCGTTGGTAGGACTTACAGAATCACAGATCATGGCACTGGCAACGGCAATGAGTTCCGTCGGTATCCAGGCGGAGAGCGGAGGATCCACAATGGCGAAACTGCTTAAGAAAATGCAGCTTGCCGTTGAACTTAATTCGGATTCTCTGGCGGATTATGCGGCAGTCGCGGGTATGACCGGAGAACAGTTCCGGGATACATTCGAGAGTGATGCAGTAGTGGCATTATCAGCATTTATCGATGGACTAAATGATACGGAAAGAAACGGGAAATCAGCTATTGCAATACTGGATGATATGAAACTTTCAGAGATCCGGTTAAGCAATACTGTCCTCGCACTTGCCGGGGCAGATGGAGTGATGACGGATGCCATTGAGACGGCTAATAGTGCATGGGATGATCACAACGCACTGGCAATCGAAGCGGGCAAGAGGTACGAGACCGTAGAGAGTCAGGCGATTATTTTGAAGAATGCGCTTTCAGAAATCGGCATTACAGCCTACGATGATTTGCGGGATCCTCTTGTTGGAACAATCAGTCAGATCACTGAGGCAGCATGGGAACTGAATGATTATATTGGAGGAGCTGACGGAATCAGCAAATGGATAGATAACATTAATAAGACACTTCCAACATTGCAGAGAAATGCGAAGAATGCATGGAAAACTGCGGAGCCATTTTTTGATGGAGTATTGGAAGTTGGAAAATGGTGTACGAAGAATCCGGAAGCCATTACGGGTGTACTATCTGGTATTGCGAGTGCTATGCTTGCATATAAAGCGGCATCCACTACCGTTCATTCCTTAAATTCTCTTACAAACTTTATAGGCATTCTGGCGAAAGGCGGAGCTGCGGCGGATATTATGCTTGTAGTGGGAGCAATCGGCACGTTGGTCGCAATATGTGAAACCGGGCAGGCAGCTCTTAATGAACTTGCGGACGATAATCTTGCAGATCATTTTGGTGACATTGCATTATCTCTGGAAGACGTGCAGAAGGTGGCTGCGTATATTGTTGGATCAAAGGATCTTGACCGGCTCAATGAGGCTCTGGGAGCATTTGATGATATGGAGGGATTTGCCTCGGCAATGGATAATGCCGTATCAGAGATCAATAAGATGAACTGGAAAGTATCCATTGGGATGGAACTTACTGCAGATGAACAGGAGGATTATAAGACAGCCATAGATGAATATGTTCAGGCAGCAGAGGATTATGCTCTGCAAAACCAGTACGCTGTGTCACTAAACCTTTCACTGGCTTTGGATGGTGCCGATGCGGACACACTTGCAATCGGTGATAAGGTGAATGCCTTCTATCAGAGCAACTATCAGGATATGGTTAATCTTGGGGATGAACTGAGCAAAGCAGTGAATGATGCATTTGCAGATGGAGTTCTGGATCCGAATGAGATCGAAAATCTGGCTGATATTCAGAGAAAGATGGCAGAATTACAGGAAGGTATTGCACAGGGCGAGTTCACGGCCAAATTATCTGCGATACAGCTGAAATACGATGGCTCCAATCTTACGGCAGATTCATTTAAGAATATACAGTCTGAAATTGCTACGCAGCTTGACACGTTGAATGATACCTATTTGCAATCCTATATTAAAAATATGAGTGCAAATGAGGATGCTCTGTCGCATGGAAGCATTACGCAAAGCGAATATGATGCGTTGAAACAGCAGTTAGAGTATGACTATATTCAGAAAATGGCAAATTCTACGGCACAGGCATCGCAGTTCCAGTTTGGAACGATCAGCGATCAGTATATGCCGGAATTATCCAGTTATATGACCGATGCGCTGTCAGGAGATCTGAGTTGGTTGCAGGATCAGCTTCAATATACGGAAGAGCAGTTGGCAATGATGGATTATGATCCACTGCAGGATTATTTCATGGAAACGTTCAAGAATCTATCCAGCAATCAGGATCTCGAAGTTGTGAGAAAGGCTGTTGAGGATCTTCTGAAAGAGGCACAGCCTACGGTGGAGCAGATGCAGAAGGTCGAAGAGCAGTGCCAGGGGGCTGGTGTAGCAATACCGAAAGCAATCACAGATGGATTGAAACAGTATACATTGCTTCAGGGCGTTGTGGATGGAAATATGGATGCCTTTTATGAACTGCTGGGACAGAGTATTTCTGGAACGGAATATGAGCAAGTAATTGACCAACTGGAACAACAGGGACGAGACATTCCAGATTCCCTGCTTAAAGGACTACAGGAAAGCAATGTCATCGACGGAATGTATGCGTGGACGGATGAAAAGATCAATGAAGTTTTGTCCAAAGGCTTCACGGCCAGTGCAGATGTGGATGTAACACTGAATCCGACATACAGTTGGGCAAACAATATCGTACCGTCTCTTCAGATGGATAGATTATCAAGGTTCAGAATAGAGCAGAATGCGGATGGAGGCATTTGGGATCATCCGATATTAACCACATTTGCGGAGAGAAGCATGGAGGCGGCTATCCCTATTGATGGAAGCCAAAATGCTATCAATCTGTGGGAGAAGACGGGACGCTTGCTCGGAATGGATAGTGTTCTTGACAAGGTATCGCTGGAGGGAGGCAGCAGTCCTGTGATCGAATATAATCCGGTACTGAAGTTCTACGGTGATGCCCCCAGTAAGGATGATATCGCCGATGCATTGAGTATTTCTCAGGACCAATTTGAGAGTCTTATGGAGAGATACCTGAAAGACAATGGACGTGTGTCCTTCGGGTAAGGAGTGTGCTTATGGCAAAAAAAGTATACATAACGAAGTCGGGAGACACATGGGATATGGTAGCAAAGGAAGTGTACGGTGACGAACTGTACACTTCCTTGCTTATGAGCAATAATCAGGAGCTCATTGAGTACTTTGTGTTTCCAGAGAATATTTCTATTGCACTGCCGGAAATTCCGAAAGAAGAGAGCTTG